TTCTAGTATTTTAGAATGTATTTGCGAATTGAATATCCGTTCAATAATATACCCGATACTAACATACACAATATTGTAAGTATTTGGACTTGTATCTCCGCTTCCAGCGGTTAAGGCCGTCTTAGATATATACGCGCTTATAAGGTTTGCCGAAGTATGCAAATGGTCTGGATTAAATACCGCTTGAGCTACTCCTTTCATTTTTTTCGGAGGGTCTTTAAATGTAGTAATTACTTCATCTATTTTTATATCATCCAATGCACGTTGACCATTTTTTTGGGCATCTGCGGCAATCATTTCCATAATACCTGCAGCATTGTGTAATTTACCATCTGCCTGATATTTAATTGCATTACCATTATTTTTAATAGTAGTACCCATATCAACATCTTGTAAACCTTCAATTGCACTAACTGCCCTAAATGAACATTCCCAAGATCCATTTGCGGTGGCAGAAAATGAATACGTAGCTACTCGCAATTTATCTAATCTACCTCCAGTAGCTGGAAATACTTCGGACCATCGTGGCCCGTATCCAAAACTCACGGTAATATCATTTCCTGGAAGTAGGAATGCCTTTTCTATCCGTTCAAAATCTGATTTAGTGAAACACAGTATTTTTGCAGATACCATCATTGTTAATCCTAAATCACCTCCGTATTCAATAGTCACTTCATCTAATATAGGCTTGGGTTTTAATCTACTAAATGAATTATATTCCTGATCTAACGAATCTGCATCGAAAGGCAATGTACTAGTAAATCCATTATCGCTACATGAATTTGATTTTCCAGTTATAGTTACCCAAGCAGGATGCCTCGTACCAACTTGATAAAATCCGGTATGATTCCCTGCCAGTGCCGATGCGCGGGCTTGTAATTTTCCAATTGTGCCTCCAATTGGATTTCGTCTAAACGGATTCTCCATTAAAATTGTCTTTCGTTAATTAAATCGCGAATTTCATCTTCTGTTACATTGGGTATTCGTAATCTGGTACCTGGCGGAATCATAAAAGATCCTTGCGGCAAAGAATTTGACCTTTGAATAATCCAATACAATCTAGGATCCTGATAATACGTATATGCTAAATTATCTAATCTATCTGACCGTTTTGATATAATATAAGTATCCGAAGTCTTCCTAGGAAATGTAGGATAATACATTGTAGAATATCTTCGCTTTCCTTGTGATGCCAAAATCATTTCAGCGTGCTCTTCATATCTTTGCATTAGTTATCTCCTCTACCATATCCGGGTGTGCCCATAATAGGTCTATGTGATTGTCGTTTGTATTTAGGCTTTTTATCTTCCAATACGTTAATAGACATATTCACATTATATACAACAGGAATGCCGTCAGTCCACGGTGAATTATTATCTATACTATAAGTGATATTTTCAATATATCCAGTACTTTGTAATAAATTACCAATTTGAAATCCTAAGAATATACCATTATAACCTAATTCAGATCCATATACAGGATAGGTACATGCCAATAAACTATTTAAAGCGTTTAACCATAATTCTCGTTCAGATCGTTTTAAGATTACGATAAAGAATGATATATTGACATTTCTATTAAATTGTGAATACATGTATTTTGCATCTGCCCTTCCCATATCTTTCATTGCATCCCAGGTTGGCGAATAACTATCGTCAATAGATTGAATATATGCTGGAAATTTTATTGGTTGTTCTATTCCTCCGGATGGTACCTTAGGAATAAATTGCATTTTTACATGGTCGTATCTTCTTGGCATTATCTATTCCTGTTATTTAATGTCTTTAATTCCGAATTTAATATACCCAATGATCTACCGCCAATTTGTACTAGTATTGGTCGTTCTGATAATTTCTGAACTTCGGTTATCAATTGTCTAATTAATTGATCCATCTTACTATCCGACTGTGATGTAGAATTAACCATTGGAGAATTTTCTAATGCTGCAAGGTATGGATCCGCGGGTGCTGAATTTGGTGTTGGCCCAATAGATAGATTCTGGCCAGTTTCAATTGGATTGGGTATTTGTGGAATTGCTAAGTTCTGGCCAGTTTCAAATGGACTAGGTGGTTTCGCATTAACTGTATTAGATTTAGTTAATGTAGTATCGGTCGTGCTACGGTTCACAGTCTCGTTAGAATTCTGATTGGATTCTGCGTTAACAAATATCTTCTTAATTTTGGATAAAGAGTCCAACTTACTGAAGTCCATCGTTTGAACAGTTTCAGCTAATAATGCCAATGCGTCATTCGTGTTAAGAATAGCTTTTGCAGCGATATCTAACGGTTGCCCGATATCAGCGAGCTTAGAAAGGGTTTCTAACGGATTTTCCGCGCCTGTAACGCGATTAAATAGTTGGGCTAACCCATTAACCCCAGAGCCGGCTCCAAACGCGGCTAGAGCCCCTCCTAATGCGGCAATGCCTGCTGCGGCGGATAGTAAGTCTAAATCCTGCATCTTTGTTAGAGATGGCATTAATTTTTCCATAGCATCGGCAGTTAGTCCAGCAGCGTATGCAAATGGTATCAATGATGCACCCATAGCTGCTAATGCAATGGCACCGACTAAAATTGCAGGTGCAACGAAACTTAATCCAAATACGGCGGCGGTCAATGCTCCTATGGCAACACCTGCATAAATGAGTTGATCGAAATCAACAGTATTGAACATATTCATTGCAATCGCGGCTGGTATCAGCGCTGCGCCCATTATTGCTAATGCTGCAGACCCTATTAATAATCGTTCAACAGGTATTTTAGATAATGCTAATAATCCTATAGTTAATCCAGTTAATGCCAATGCTCCTTTTGCCAATGAAGGCCACTGAACATCATTGAATTCTTTTAATGCTTTGGCAGTAACATATAATGCAGCTGACATAATTACCATTGCGCCTGCAACTTTAATTAAATCCATGGGCTTAATCTTTTTAATATAATCGCCCATTTTATCTGCCATGCTTTCTCCTGCACCAAATACTTTATCCTTTACTGTATCGGTTACTTTATCCTTTACTGTATCGGTTACTTTATCTTTAATAGTATCTGCAACGGCCGATCCCGCAGGTTTTAACATTCCTACTACTTTCTTAACTCCGGAAATTGCTGGTAGAATTGCTTTAGTAGTTACTAACCAGCCGGCAAATATTGCCCCCAGAGCTGTACCAGTACTTTTCAATGCAGATGCTTCTGAATTAACTCCTGCTAAATTCTTTTTGGTACCTGATATAAATTCCATAAATTTAGTAGTCGGCAATAAAATTATTTCTAACCCCTTACCAATTAATTTTACCAACCCAACTACTACTTGTAATCCTGACATTAATCCTTTAACGAATCCAACTATACCATCAATAAATCCTTCTGAGGAATGTAACCACTCGGCAAATTCTTCGGCTAATGGTAATAATTGGGATTGTAGCTCTTTTACTATTTTTGTAAATGCCACTTCCATTCTTTGAGAATTTTGCAATTCTTTTGCTTTAGATGCTAATACGGATGCCTCGACATTACTTATATCACCCAATGTACCTAAATTAGCTTGTAGAATTTTCATAGATTCGGCGTCTAATTGCCCGTGTAAATCTTTTAATCGTAAACTATTAGCTAATTCTTCCGTAGTCATATCCAAGGTCGATGCTAATTTCCGTTTAGTAAATTCTGATTGGTCATTAAAATCAGCCAGGCTACCAATTGAATTGGTAACTTCTTCCAATACTTTTTCCAATGGAGCGCCCGACATTCTCATATCAAATGCTTTAGATAAATCAATACCTCCAGAAGTCAATGCTGCTACTTCATACATATCGGTCATAAATGATTCGATATTTAACATCTTATCTGCAATAGTACCAACTTGCTTTAAGCTCATACCTAATCGTCGAGTTTGAATTGCGGCAGCGGCAGCGGATTCTGGTAGACCTCCATAGTAAATTGAAACCTCAGATGCTGCTTCAATTAAATCATTGGTAATCATCTTAGCAGATAATCCCGCAGCTTCCGCAGCTAGCCCAACTGTCTTTTGTAAAGTTTGTACTAAAGCATCATCCGCACCTAGGGTTTTCATTACACCATAAAACTTACTTGCTTCTTCATTTGTATAACCAAATAATTTGGCAGTTTCGGCTAAATTCATTACTAAGGCTGCATTGGATTTTTTATTTAAATCTAATGTGGATCCTGTAGCGGATACCAAAGCGGTTTGAATTGCAAGAATATCCTCCATAGTAGTTAATTGGTTATCATTACTGGATAATAATGCCAATGAACTCTTATGCAATTGTTTTGCCTGTGATAATGATATACCTACGGTATCAGATATTTCTTTCCATTTTTGATCGTACGATTCTACTAACTTATAAATACCGACGATTGCTAAGGTCATTAAAGTTAATGGATTTAATGCTAATCTAATTGCCGGACCGAATTGATTAAATGCTGCTCCTAAGGCTTCTGTTTTTGGGACACCGCCGGCAATTTGTTTATAAAACGTTTCGATTGCTTTTTGACTGTTCGTCCTAAGACTTGCCAAGGCATCATCTATTCCAAGAAAACTCACAACCCCTTTAGGTAATACAGATACAAAAGCTTCCAACTTATCTGTTGCAGAGTCGATTAATCCGGCAGTACGTTTTATTGAATGTAAATTTGTTAAGAATGTTTTCTTAATTTTAGTTAATGTATCTAAATCATTCTGCCTAGCTATTCCCAATTCCAACTGAGCATTATATTGATTTAACAGTAGCTTTGCAGCGTCATCTAATCCAGAATTAGAACTGTTGGTTAATTCTGCCAATTGTATTTGAGCATCTGCCAATAGTGAATACTGCTTATTAATATCTTCTACATTAGATTTGGGATCTATAGAGGATGAATTAATACTTCTAACAATATCAAATATATCCTGAATTTTATCTCCGACAGATCCAATCGCCTGCTCGGATAAATTACCGGTACTACGTATACCGTCCAATAGATTTAACATTTTACTCGTATTAACTTCCATATCTGCGGATAGGTTAGTAGTTAAATCGGCTGATTTATTTTTTATATGCTTAAATGCATCGGTTGCAGACATCTTTAAAGATTTACCATCTATACGAATATCAATTAAATTATTTCCCGCAGTTAATTGGTCCACTAATGATTCAAAATCATCGGAGATGGTTGAAAAGTCTGCGGCGGATGCTAATGTATTTCCAAATATTGTAAATTTGTTACTCAATACGTCGGCGTTCTGCGCCATCAGTTTTGTATATACTACTGAGGATTCTTGTATTCCTAAAACGTCTGTTAATTTTTTCTTATGTTTTAGGATCTCATCAGTTATCGAAGTATGTACATTTTTATTTTCGCGTAATTGAGATTCTAAATCTTCATATAGATCTAATATATTATTACCAAACTTCTCAGTATCTTCTAATTCCTCATTAATTTTAGATACGGTCTTTTTGAATTTTTCTAGTTGTTCATTCGACCCACCTAATTTTTTAGTAATATCAACTATAAATTCTTCTGGAGTTTGAAGATTGGTAGGAATAGTTTCTATAATCTTAGTAAACTCTGCCGCAGTCATTTTCAACCCGTCAGCTTGGGCGACGGCTACTGCTAATAGTTTTGATAAACTACTTTTAATATCACCCGTAGATGTAGAAAGTTTTGCGATCGCATCTTGCAATTGTTTTTGAAGATTATTTTGCATTATACTTTCTCTTTAAACATCTAATATCGTTTGGTTTCCGAGTACAATAATTAGCTAATATCCGTTCTATCTGATCCTGCGAAAATTTAATACCTTCCAAATGCCCAGATAATTCAGGATCATCATCCTTTAAATCTCTGGCAGCTTGGTTTAAAGCCTTACGTAGAATTGGGGATAATATTATCATCCCGATAGTTTTGAAAATATTTTCATTAAACAATTGCTTACTCATCTTTTACCTTTACTAGCTGCCTGTTCTTGAGCTTTATGTTCCTTATCTTTTACTTCGACCAATTTAACATAATAAAATGATCGCAAAGTTACTGGCATTGTGTATAATGAATTAAAATCAAAACCGCCACCTCCATAATATATAAGATCAAATATCTGCTCAAATACTTTTTGGTTATACGCGAACGTCAGGCCAAAAAAAGTCGAGTCCTGGGGTAACTTGAGTACGAAAGGGCTCGCTGGTCCTCGGATCTAATAATTCCACTGTCATATCAACACCTGGCTGAACTGTTTTCACATATTCTCTAAATTTTCTAGATTCTAATGCTCGCATATTTTGTACATATAAAGCAACAAAATTTTTGTCATCGTTACCATTAACGGATACTATCATTTGTGCTAATGTAAACGTTAAACTATTATCCCTGCTTCCAGGAGTTTTATATTTTTTCTTTTGAGCATCTAAATACTGCTGATCTCCTATTGTTAGCAATTTAAATTTAATTACATCTTTAGTAGATTCTACGGTATATGTAAACTCGTTAAGTCCTGGAGTTGTGGCTGTTGTATCGAATTCTTTATTTTGCAAGTCATTTAAATTGATTTCCTGTTCAATTACCGCTCCGGATGGTGCAGTTACTTTAATGCCATACATTTCTCCATATCCATATACTCTCGACGCGATCATAATAGAATCTTTATCGCATAATAATATACTTTTATAATCTACCGGAGTGATTATCATTGATTCAAATAATTTATCCAAAACAATTCCAGAATTGATATATGATTCAGTGGTCAATATATCTTCTTCTTTAGCTGTCATGTATTTCATTTCAATTTTGCCAGTGGATAACGGATGCCCTTCTGGGTAAAATAATCCTTTACTTGCCAATTCGATAATTAACCCTGGAAATTTATTTTCTGTTGGTTGCGCTGTTTGTGGCATATTCATTGCTGCCGCTGTTTCTAATTTCATATAACTTTTCCTTTTTTAAATTTAAGTAATTGTCGCGTAATCATACACGATTGTCATTGACGGTGTGATTGGTTCGTTACTTGACCAATCTACTTGACCATAATTTATTTCATCCAAATAAGCATTGTGCAGTTTAACAGTATTTACTGGGGTGTTTGATGGCTTCATTAATTGAAGTTGTATTAATCCCACTTCATAGTCTTCTTTATATAAGTCAGTTCCGCTGCTAATAAAATGATGCAAATTTGCCCATTCGAATAATTCTGAATATGTCATACCTTCGTACGCATACATTGTACAATTTAATTTATTCCATCTGGTTTTACCCTTTACATGGAATGATGTATTACCGTAATCTATTTCAATTGAATTATTAGACATAATTGGTAGATCGCTAGATTTTAAATAATATAACGAATTTGGCAATTTATCAATTGACATTTGAAATCTAAATTGTAATTGCGGTTTATAAGTTGCTGCGGTTATTCTTGCCATTATCCTCCTATTAACTGTGCCCAGTCATATCGTATTGTTAGAGTTGTTTCCATAATATCATCTGAGCCCCAATCCATTTGCCCAAACTCATATCTTTCTATCCATGGGTTATGAACGTTCCAATTACCGATCGGCGCGCCTTGGGGTGTTAAAATGCTTATAATCATCATTGATGTTAAATATACAGATGGATCGAAATCGGTTGCGCCGGATGGTACATGCATCTTTGATATAAAATTAATCCATTGGTCAATTCTAGTTATACCTTCAAATTGATAACATTGCATTGTCAGTGGTTCCCATACGGTTCTGCCTTTAGCGTAAAATGCGTGATTTTGTCTATATAATTCAACTGGTTGATTTATAATAGTAGGTTGAGTAGCAGCACGTGCATATAATACAGCGCCAGGTAGGGCTGTCCAGTTTACCATATATCGAAACTGTAATGATGGATGCAATCCGTATGGTGTTGCTAATCTAGGCATATACTAATAAATATAATGGTATGGTATATTTTTCAATAAAAAAGGCAGAGATTATACAACCCCTGCCTTCTATTAAAATTTAAGCACTATTTAATTATTACTTAACAGCCGTTCTTTCAACTAATCTCTCTTTATTCTTAAAAAATCCAATTACTGTTGTTACAAATCCTAATAATGCAATTATCGCGTTCCAGACTGTATCTAAATTAACTAATGTGTATTCAATTACTCCGGTTGCTGCTGTTATTCCGAAAAATGCTAGTATTGCTCCAAGTCCTGTTAATACGTGTCTAACTATTGATTTTGTTCTTTCATTCATGATCTTTATCCTTTATTTCATTTTCTTAATATATTTTTCTAACTTGTCGGCAGCAGTAATATACTGATCCCTCAGCTTTTGAAATACCTCATCATCAATATCGTCCCAATCGGAATATTGTATTACCGCATAATCAAAACCGTCTTTATCAATTTCATTCTTTAATTGTTCTACAGGTGTATATTTCCTAGAACCCCCGGGTTTCAACATTGGATTGGATTCTTTAAGAATTTCTTGCCTAATAATTTTTCGCAATATGCTAATTTTATTCGTCATAATTTTACCTAATATTATGTTAACATTGCATAATCGTATGCTACTGTAATTTCACATTGAATTACATCATCTGTACCCCAATCCATATCACCCCAGTTTGAGGATTCTATAAATGCGCCAACTAATTTCCAAGTTGCTACCGGAGTATCACCATCGGGAGCTAATGTCAATATTTGCATATCGTGCTTATAAGCAGGCGCATATGTATCGGTTGCACTTGATACCGTTTGATGTGATCCGTTTATATAATCCCATAACTGTTGGGCAGTCATTCCTTCAAATTGGTAGCAACTTAAAGTTATGCTATTCCATCTCAACTTACCTTTTACTTTGAAGTAAGCATTGATATGTTCAACTGTTACTGGATTGGTTTCTAAACTCGGTTGCTGTGCTGATCTAGCATAGAAATGAGCCCCAGGTAATTTAGATGATAAAACCTTATATCTAAATTGTAACGATGGGTGAAACGAATCGGGTATTACTACTCTTGGCATTTATATTCCTCTTTTACTATAAATATATTCTAACATTAATTATTTTGCTGAGTATCTACTGGGAATACAGCACCGGTAGGTAATACTACAAAATCTACTATAATGAATTCTGCAGTCTTTGCAGGTTTTAAATAAATCTGCGCTCTCATTTCGTTTCGGTCAACAACATCCGGTGTATTATTTCTTTCATCAATTATAATACGGAAATCATATAGACCTTGTTGCGATTGCGCGTTTCTGAACCACGGTTCGGTTAATTCAATAAATCTAGCTCTTGTCTCAACTGTATTATTTTCAAACACTAAGTATTTCGCAGTATTTGCTACGTGTCGTTTTGCAGCAATTAATAATCTTCGTACGTTAACTCTGTCTAAAGCACTTTGTTTCTTTTGAAGAGTTTTTTGACCCCATACAGCCAATCCTGTTCTTGGGAATGTCGCAATAGGATTAATAGATTTTTGATATAAATTATCTCTATCATTTTGTGTCATCAATCTTTCAGTTTGTATACCTAAATCAACGCCACCTCTATTAAGACCCGCTGGTGCATACCATTTATGTGCTACTTTATCATTAAAGCTAAATACACCTGGTAATATTGCACTTGGTGGAACCCATACTGGACGTCCAAGATCTGGATCCATCATTTGTACCCAAGGATAATAATATGCACCGTAATTTGTATTTCTAGCTTCAGCTGCTGAACGTGCTTGGCCTACTGTAGATCCGAAATATGTTGGATCGATTACGTACATTGCATCACCTCTATCTTCCACCATGTTAATGGCTCGAGTAATTATTGTACTGTGGTGGTTTGCATTATCAACTAATCCAGGTGTAAATAATAAATCATAATCATACATGTCTGTATTAGCTAAAATATCAATTGCATCTTCATATGCTGTCTTACCATAAGAGGCACTACCTACGTGGAATCCTTGTGTATTAATATTCCAAATAGAACCGTACATTGCTCTTGGGTGTTTAACGTTACCATCACTACCACCTGCAAATGTTCCAGATGTTAATATTGGTAAAGAACCTGTCAATGCTCCTGTTCGTAAATTACCCGCAGAATTCAAATAATTGATTGTGCTTCGAAGTACTTCAACTCTTACAAATCTAGATCTATTTGTATAAGATCCTGATAATTGTAAATAAGGCTCGCCACCTGAATCATATCTTAATGTCCAAGTTTGATCACCAATTACATTACCAATATAATTCGTTGTATTCGGATCTAATGTAACTGAACTGAATTGCTCTAAAACAATCTTACGGTTATTTGTATCATCACCTCTTCGAATATAAAGATTAAATGTACCTCTATCTTTATCTACGCCAGCTATTTCCCAACGCATATTATATGTACTACCTGAAATTAATGCACCAGCAGCAGCATCGTCTCCAGTATGCCCAGATCCGGATGTGGATGCAGATAATCTACCACTATTAGTAATAGCACCATCTGTTAATGCATATAATTTAAATGATGGGCTGGTATAATTACCAGCGGCCATTGACGCTGAACTTCTAACATTAGACCAAGCTGGCGCGTAATTACCTGCTAATATTCTAACAACATGGCAAACTTCACCATATCTCAAATATTCTTGAACTGCGTAACTTGTTAAATATTTATATTCGCGTTCACTTGTACCAGAACCAGAACTAAATTTATCCCCAAACCATCTTACATATTCACTATATGTTGAAACGGGAGTTGGAACCATCGCAGGACCGCGTGCTGTTGGTCCTATAATAGCAGCACCTACTGCTGGTATTTGTTCTGGTAGATAGCTTAAATCAAATTCCCTGGTATATACACCTGCGGAAAGAAATACATTTTTGCCAGCCATTTACTTTATCCTATGTTTAATAATTTATATATAAATATATTCAAAAATCACCAAACCATTTACAAATCAAATCTTCCAGTATCGGTTTCAGTATTTTGCGGATACCTCACATTCCTCTTACCAGTTTTGCGTACATCCTTTTCGGGTTCTATCGCATAAGTTCTTGGTTCACCAGTATTTTCGTCATATAAAATAAAATCTGGTTGTGATCTTTCATTTTCAAATCTAACTCTTTTTATTGAGTATGCTTTTTGTAACGTGCTATCTCTTCCCTCAAATTCTTTTATTAATATTGCGCTAACTTCCAATGGTATAGTCGCTCTTATTAATCTATCTTCTCCAGGAGTTTTCATTGTTTCAAATGATATATCTTGCACCATTGTGGTGAATTTCATTGTATCACCCCAGGAATGCCTATTAGTAACTATTATCTCGTGTACTATATCATTTAATTGTTCTTGAGTAGTTGTCCATAATAACAATTCATAACTAACTCTGTAATATTCGGGTAATGCTACCAAGTAATATGTATTGGATTGTTTAGTATTGTATAATTCTCCTAATTGATCGTGAATATTATTCATATTCTTGTATGGATACATTGAGAATCGAACATTTGACGAAATATTATTACCATCCAATTTTGGTAATCTATCGTCTTCTACCATTGACACCCTGCGAATTGAAATTAATGGAGTCATTATTTTATTTTCGACATCTCGCATATATCCATGCTGACGTATTTGGCTCCAGGTTTCACCATTGGCAAATAATACAGGGACATCAATTATTCTTTTATTTTCTTGAACTTGTAATTGTAAGTGTTGGGATAGCCAAAAAAGAATGGCATAATCCACATCGTAGATAGTTATTTTAGGAGTTTGAAATGTATCATCATCCCTGCGCATATGGGTTGCTCTATGCGTAAATGGTTCGAAATTCCTATTTGTGTCTGAATTAGGTATATTTGGTTTTTCTGCCATTATAAATCTCTTGGTAATCTATTACCATTATCTATACCACTTCTTTTATCTACTATATCTAATACAGGAGAAGTTGTTAAATGGGCATCTACTACAATTGAAACACTATATCCAAATTCAGGTACTTCATTTTCATTATATGGAATTAATGTATCCGGATTTCTTGTCATCCAATAATTAGTACCTTTAACATTATCTACGTGATAATATCCACCGTCCCAATTAATTATATCTCCTTCGTCAATTACTAAATTTATATCTTTTAGGGTATCTCTTAAAAATGCGAAGGATATCATTTTTTGATAATCAAGTCCGAAATCATCTCCTGCTTCGGTTTTATCTTCTTTTCTAATTAGACAGGATACTCTAACTGGATGGTAATATGCTTTGGATCTTGCTTCGCCATAAATATTGGTATCAGTATCAGCCAAAGATAACTTGTATATTGCCACTTCTACCGAAATGATTTTATTGATTATTTCCTTGGATATTGATCGAAGGAAACTTGCGTCTCTGGCGGATCCGAAAAGTGGCATAAATTCACAAATTAGGTATTAATTGAAATTAGCTTCCATCCATGTAAATATAGCTTCTACTGCACCTGGATTATCGTTGAAAAAGTATTCAATATCATCATCGTATCCGCATTCTCGCATTGCATCCATAAGGTCCTGAAATTCGAAATTTCTATCTCCTGTTACAAATCCGCCAGGGCCTTCATTAACTTTACCACCTTTAAAGCCAGTTCCAGTTACAATGCCATTTCTTTGATGGTATGATTCTGTGATTTTATCAAGATTTTGTTTTAATGTACCTTGTAAAAAATTTGAAGTTTTCTTATTCATTTTATTTCCTTTTATTTTACATAAATTTTCATTGGAATCATTTTTAGGCGATCCATTAATGATTGGGCTTCAGCTAATTTTCTTTCTAATTGTGCCTGAGTCGAATATTGATCTAACATTGTAGTTAGCTCTTCAATTAATGTGGTTTTTTCATCTGCGGATTGTTGTAATAAATCCGCGCCATTTAATGTTACTTCATTATCTGGAATTGGTACCGATTGATATTTACCGCGTACCTGACCCAGCATTTCTTTCGCCACAGCTAATGCATACTTTCTAATCCATCTTTTACCCATGTCATTGATATGAGCATATTTGAAATTGAAATATGGTATATTGCTATGATTGGTTATTTTACCCTTTTTATCCGCTGCGGATAGTAGTGCATCAGTTTCCAATATATTTTGATTATCTATTGTATATGAAAACCATAAAGTATAATCATACATTGGCTGAGGGAATATTCTTAAACGGTTATTTGTCAATTGGAATCCATAACCACTCTTACGAACTAATTGATTAAATTCAATGGCTTGCATTCTTAATATATCATAATGGATGGGAGTCATTAAAAACGATGCTCCTACAGCCATACCTCCCCAACCAAACGATCCAAGCATTGCTTGTGTATCTATACCCCCGCCACCTGTTGGATCCATGTGACGCCCCGTTGTAGGCGGTGTAAAGTGATATATTTTACGAATGGTAATATTATCCGTTTCCATATCACCGTGCTCTAATGTAGCATCAGTTAATAAATTATATACTTGTTTATTTTCTCGAATTTCAATACTACCAGTGTACCAAGTTAATGTCCCGCCGGATCCTACTTCACTTCCATATGCTCGGGCTAATCTTATATCACCTTGTAATGTAGGTTCGATATAAGTATCTGCTAAATTAGCACTACCCGTTGGCAGACCAAATAAAGATAAAATATTATCTCTTCCCTGGTATGAATTAATTTGATGAGTATATTCGGTAATGGCTTCTTCAAAGGCATTAAAGAAATGCTTATCTTGTAATTCCACTTCCATTAATGGAAACCCTAAACGCTTTGCACACCAATCCGCTACCTTTTCAACATCTCTTTGAAATGAGGGTTCATAATCGTAAAATCCAAACGAAGTATCACCTGGAAAAAATGAGGAAGATCCTGGATATGTTGGTATAGTTATTGCCATTAATAATAAATATAATCCGACAAACCTTAAACGCGGATTATATTCTCCAATCTATGATCTAATATTTCTAATTTATTATAAGCCTGAGCGTATATATTATCTTTGTTATCCAAATCATATTTGAAATTAAATGTAAACGAATCAACTGGGAATGCATGTGCTGCTCTTGCATACTTATCTGCATATACATATACAATTGCCCTATTCTCCATTCGTTTATCGTAGGTTAATATTTGATCGATATTTTCATCGTTTTCAGGTGCGTTTTCAAATATCTCCACATCATTGATTTCTGTAACGATTTTAATTATTCTAAGATATGCCTCGTCTATAACGTGTTTAACATTATCCCGAGTAAATGTGTATTTTCCTTGTACTGCCATTTTATTGATTTTTAAGTTGGTTTATTAATGCTTTTAATTTTTTCTTTGATGCGGTATTAAGTGTGATTCCACCAT